CATCCTTCACCGCACTCGGTATCATCGCTAAACTGCTATCATCAAATAGCTTGCTCATAATATTTCATTTAATTCGTTTATAGTACAAGTACGAGCCTCTGTAGCACCACTTGCAGTAACCACCCTTACGCTGTAAGCATCAAATAATTGTCTGCCCAAGTCTGCCTCTGGCGAGTTCTTGATAGCCTTGTTCACACACTTTGGTGATTCCACAACACCTCCATCAGATTCTACCCTAACGATAAAATCCTTGACAGAAGCAAGTAGCTTACCAACAGCCCTTCTTGCTATAAGAGATATGCTGTTTAATAAACCCATTTAGGAAGCCTTGTAAGCAATTACCTTACCCGAAGCAACAGCAATACTATCAAACTTACCAAAGACGATTGTGCCTTCTGTAAGAGTTACTGACGTAAGTGCATCACCTACCTGTGTAGTGGTAGTTATCACGCTATCTTCTAATGCTTGGATAGAGCGGCAAGACTCACTCGTAGAAGCACCAGCCGCTACAACTCTAAACCCGTAGTCACCTGTTGCAGACTGATAGAAGTTTCCTTCTTTTACAATAGTTTCGTATGACATTTTTATTATTGTTTTAAATTATATAATTCTGTTATAGTACAATCTCTCGCTTCCGTACCACCACTTGCGGTTTGTACACGAGCATCGTAAGCGTCAAATAACTGACGGCCTACATTAGCTATAGGAGATGTTCTTATCTCTTCTGCAACACAAGAATAAGACTCTATGGTAGCTCCGTCATTAAGAACACGAGTACCAAAGTTATCGTAACCTATCTCCGTAGAAGAGCCTTGATAACCACCGCTTTTGAAAAGGTAAACCTTTCTTCCAGTATCAGTAGTTACGGCATTAGATAAATAACCTGTACCTCTATAGCTGTAAGCCATTAATTAAATATTGTTTGGTCAGTAAACGGAGTCTTGTCATCAAGAACTAAAGATGCGATTCCGCTTTCTGTGTTTAGTGTGATGTTGATGAAAGACTTCTCTGAAATACCTGTGCCACTATTAGCCTCGTAGTTCATCGTTAATCCATCCATCCATCCCGAGATAGTAACACTGTCGTTATTGTGTACAAGAACGGCTACAATGTCTTCTCTGCGGCTCATATAGTCAATCTGATTGACCTTATTGTCAACAGAAGGAATCTGAACAACTATGTTCGTAGTTACTACACCAAGTCCGTTTGAGATATTCTTGTTCTCGTCAAAAGAAGTTACACCATCCTTGATGTTATGCTCAAAGACAACAGTGTTGTTAGTGTCCACTTGTGTTACAACAGTCTCATCAAGAGGGTCAAATGTGATAGTTAAGTCCTTCTGTAATAAAAGAATTACTTTCTCAATACCACCCGTAACACGCTTGTTACAATTGATATCAATATCACTTAATAATATAGAACAGTTAAAAGCCATAGTTGTTTTTTATTACATTGAAAATTCAAACTCAACAACAACCTCTACCTCAAAAGAAAAACCTGTAGGATAACCCGTGTAAGGTGTGTTGTTTGGAGTACTACCATATCCAATGTAAGGAGAGAAATAAATATTTCTTACACCGTTAGAGTCGTTGATATCCCAAGAAGGATTTGCAGGTAGTGATACCTCATATTTTTGATACAAATTTCCATCACTGCCCATATAATGCCCAAAACCTTGAGTGCTACTTCCTGTGGCAACAAGAGCTGAATAAGAATCTAAAAATCTTACTGTTTGGAAATCATTCATATTATAAACGGTTGAGCCTAAAATCTCATCACGTGTTGAGGTTCTGATATATCCAAAACAATTATATAGTTGAGAACTTGTTATTCCCATTAAAGTTGAAGCAAACTGAGAAGGAGAGATTGTTAAATCACCTGCTGGAACATTTGACTTTAAGCTCAGTTTAGATAATTTAACCTTATTATATGTGTTAAACTCTGGAGCGTCAAAATAATCAACTGTATTTAATGGTGCATTTAAAACATAAACTGGATTGTTGTTTATGTAATATGTGGTTTTACTAAGGTCCATTAAGTTTGCCGCAGACCAAGACTCACCATTAGAACCAACATAAGTTCCATCTGCTGCAAGATTTACAGAAACAGTTCTTGTAACAGAGTTTGAAGATGTTGGGGTACTTACACTCCATACACCAACGCTTGGATTCTGTACACACACAATGCGGTATAGCTGTCCATCAGCAGGTACAATATAAGCCTCGCCATCATTGAGGCCTAAGATGCTATCTGTTGCAGAATAAGGGTATACCTCAATAGCTCTGCTTGATGTGTTTACTACGTTGATTACAAGGCCAAGCTCTGGCTGTGGTAATTTAACAGCAATGTTGTTTGAGTCCGCAGATGTTACAAGGTTTATACCCGCTGTAAGAAGCGTAGCAGAAGCAAGAGATGTACCACTTGCAGCAATAGTCGCTTGAGTCTGTACAAGTTTGTTTACTTGTAACTCATCTAAAGTTAGATTAGTAACAGCTTGACCATTACCATTTTGAAGAGTCCCTTGCGTTGGAGTACCAGCAGCATCACCTATCGTTAATAGGTTGCCATAAGTAGACTCAATAGTTTCGTTAGTTAAATTCATTTACCCCCAGTTAATATTGTTGTTAGACCAAATTTCATTGTGATTAACCCATAGTGTTCCAAGCTTAATCAAAGACTGGTCACTCGTAGCTATAGATGATTCCCAAGAAGTTCCTTTTAAGGTTACATTTATACTTGAGGCATCTGTTATTGAAGCACCACTTGATGCAGAGTAGTTCATATCAAGACCTCGTATCCATCCACTTATAGTTGCGCTTCCGTTGTTGTGCATAAGAACACAAACTATATCGCTTCTATAAGACATCTGCTCTATCTTTGAGGCTCTGCTATCTATAGCAGGTAGCTTTACAAATATCTCAGTTTCTATAACAGGTACGCTTAAATTCGTTTGTTTAGTTTCTGAGAAGTATGTAGCCTTATCCTTTGGATTATGCTCAAATGTTACGAAGTCTTCTAAGTTAGCATTTAAAAGAACTGTCTCCGCTGATGTGTCAAGTGTTAAGGTTAAGTTTTCTTTTAAACCTAAATACACTTTCTTGATTCCCCCTGTTAAACTATTAGAACAGTTGGAGTCTATATCACTCAATAAAACAGAACAATTAAAAGCCATATATTTTAAAATAAAAAGGGGCGAGGTTTTCGCCTCACCCCCTTGTGTTAATTTACAAGATTGCTATTAAGCAGTTGCAGTAGCGAAGTCAGCAGAAGAAATGCTGTAAGACAAACCAAGCTCGTCACCTGTTAGGGTAAGTTGGAAGCGGTTCTTTTCAGAACGACCAGTTCCAGAGTTAGCGTCAACAGTACCTGCGTACAAGCCGTAGTCCAAACCACAAACGTGGAAAGTTCCAGCAGCAGTCTCTACAAAAGCAACCAACTCAGCACCACCTTTAGAAAGGTCGTTAAGAGCTGTGATTTTTTCAGCAGTCATTTTAGGAAGCTCTACAGATACAGTTGGTACAGTTGATACTACACCATCAGCAGCTACAGTTTTAACTTCACTGAATACAGAAAAGCCATCCTTGTTGTTAAAAGAAATTTGTGATACTCCAGTCACAGCAGAAGCAGCAGTAATCGCACGGTCAGAAGCATCCAAAGTCAATGCAGAAACTGCATCAGTTTTGTTAGCAACGTGCAATTCTACGATACCGCCAATTGCAACATCGTCACAAGAGTAGGAAATATCAGCAAGAGTTACATTACAAGCCATTTGTTATAGGGTATTAAAGGAAGGGCCGAAGCCCTTCCGTTAGTTATTATTATGCGAAGTTCTTAGCGTAGACAATCTCTTCACCTTTCAAGTAAGAGAAACCTAACTTGAACTGTCCCCAAATCTTGTCAGAGCTTAGTTCAGCTTCGTACTTCATATCAATCGCACGAACGTCATTGTACTCATCAGTCAACATTACGATGTTCTGTGCAGCAGCAATCATAAATTCGTTAGCAGGCATTGATGGGAAGTGAATAACTTCCATACCGTAGTAGTTCGGTACACCACCTTCTACAACACCTTGTGGAGTAGTAGTGTAAAGACCAGCGATAGCGATTTGGTAGTGTTGCATAGCAGCAGTTCCTAAGAAGATAGCAGGTTTGAAGTCACGGTCAGCGTCTCCGTAAACAGCAGCCAACATAACGTCACTCATTGTTTCGTAAGCACCTTCTAATTTATCAAGGATGTTAGCAGAACTTAATACAGCATCAGTGTCAAAGTCCAATACAGAAGCATCAGCAGCCATTTCAGTAGTCAATGCAGTACCTGCAACAGTCAATGCTTTTTCAGCAGACAATTTTGCGAAGTAGTCAAATACCCAATCCTTGAACTCAGCGTCCATAGTCTCTGGGTTGTTCTGACCTTTCTTCAAAAGAAGACCACGGTAAGAAGACTCAAGAGCGTTTTTACAGTTTAAGAAAGACCACTTGTAAGTAGTTACAGTCATTTCTTTTTCACCGATTGTAGCAGCAGAGTTGCCGTCAAACACACAAAGGTCTGAACCGAAAGATAATGTAGCGTCAAAGATAGGTACGTTTACTTTAGCTTTAACACCATCTACAAGACGGAAACGGTTTAATACCGCTGCCGATTTTACCATAGTATCAATGAACAAGTCTGGACGACGGTCACCATATGGCAAGTTTGATATTACTATACTCATTTTATTTTAATTTAAGAGGATTCGTTTAATTAATTTACAATAATTACTTGCGGTTAAAGAAGTTGTTAATCATATCTACCTTCTCAGAAGTGATACCATTAAAAACTACTGTCTTGTCTTCTACTGTTTCTTCAACTTCTTCAGCCTTTTGTTCAGCAGCAAATTGCTCCTCAACCTCAGCTTCTGTAGCTTCTTCTTCAGCAGTAAATTCTTCAGAGACTTCCTCAGCAACTTCTTCAGTAGCTTCGTACTTGTCATCCTTCATTTCTTCTTTCTCTTCCTCCTCTTTGTGTTCAGGAGAGTGAGCCATTTCTTCTTCTTTTTCATCTTCTTCTACAGCAGAGTTCTCTTCTTGAGACTCACCCATAGATGCGATGTGCTTTTGAATCATTTCAATGGCTTCCTTCAAATCTGAAACGCCAGCGAACTTATCTTCAAAAGATGTCACAGCTTCAAGGAGCGAGTTGTTCTCGTTCTCCAAAGCTTCAATTCTTGCTTCGTACTTGTTAGTCATCGTCTCAAATTGAGCCTCCAACTTACCAAGTTCTTTGCCAAAACTAAATTCGTTCATTTGTTCTTCGTTATTAATTGTTGGTTTAATATCTGCCTTAATCTCAATAGAGAAACCATTTATCTCTCCATTTTCAATTGCAGTAAATAATTCGTCAGACTCAATCTTTGCCTTCACGAATACGGTTCCGTTTGGTAGATTGTAACCATAGTCTACAGACTTATCGTTATCACTCTCCTTAGTCCAAACTTCAAGCATCACTACATCGTCAGTATCATTCTGATGGTTAATGCCAAATGCGTTAAATAACCCTTCCTTAGAATACTTGTACATAATCTCCTGGATTGTCTCCGCAGTGAAGCGTACATAGTAATATCCCATATCAGGGGAGAAGCGTAGGATTTCCTTGTTAGGAATCATAATCGGGCCTACAACTTCTTTCTTCTTTTCATCAGCAAACATCTGTACCTTCTCTACTTCATTGAAGTGAATAAAGTCTTCCTCAATAGCGGGCTTGTCTACAAGAGAAATCTTGTACATCCCTTGAGCGATGTCTTCTAATGATATATCAAATAATGGTAGTTTATCCATTCTTCTTTGCTTTTTTATGCCAGCTTGGTAGCAGGTCATTATCTTGTACGTACTTAGCATTGGACGGTCTTCCGTTCTTTACCAAGTACATAAATGCGTTTAGTCGGGCAAGTCCCCATTGTGTGGCACTCGTAACCTTTGGTGAGTGTCCTGTATTAAAAGCACCCATACCACGTAGTACAACGCGCTTTGCAGCTCCCATACCAATCTTCTTATCCGGGTACTTCTCATTGTAAGCATCTACCTTAGTCTTTATAGACTTAAGAACTTTTTCAGATAGCTTTCCGCCTTTTCCAGCACCTTTAGGATTCTTGTTAGGAGTATCGCTCTTAGGTGCTTTGGTAGATTTCTTAATGCTGACATCCTTGCCTTGTGTAGAGTAAT